CCTGCCATGTTGAGGGCACGAATAACCGAGGGATAGAGTGAGTTAATGTCAACTGCTCCGACATATTCATGCATACCTCTTTTCGGCGTAGCAACAAAGGCACCTGCTGCCTGCTGGACATCTTCTTCATTTTCAACCTTTCGTTTTTTATCTGGAACTACAAGCCCACGTTCATGGGCTTCATTAAAAATTGCCATCTCAATCATTGCTACTGAACCCATTACTGTTGGAAGCAATACTGTGTTCTCATGTGCAAGTTGATTAGCTAATTCTAAAAACTTAAGTTTGTTGTGAATTTTCACCAACAACATAGTATCTTGTCTATTGTATTCAATGAACTTTTTGAAGTCTTTGTTATACAGTTGGTCAAGAGTACCTTCATATTGAGTTTTGTTTTCACCTACTTCCATCTCACCGATACTATCAAGTTTGTAACTATGACGACTTTCATAGTTATACTTTTTGTATAGTTGTAGATAGTCTAAGTGAATACGACCTACTAAGTCATATGTTGTTTCACTTTTACCAAATCGTTCGTATTCTCTAGCTTTAGGCAGTTGACCCATCAAGCAAAACTTGCGTGTATCATCTTTACTCATAACCCTAGTAACACGATTGACCATGTAAGGTATATCATATCCTTCTGAGTTCCAGCCAGTCAATACATCAGCATCTTCAATAAGTTGAAAGAAAACGTCAAACATTTCCTTCTCTGATTTGAATAGCATTGTATTATCAAATTCATTAGTGATTTCTTGGGCTGTTTCACTGCTCATATGTTTCGGAGCAATCACTAATGTAATACATTGATCTAGCCAATCTAAGTAACAACTGATAGCAGTTACAGGATTGAATGGATCACTTGTAGGACTGAAACCTTTTTCAGGATCAAAGTCTACCTCAATGTCAAAGAAGCAAGTATGAAGTTTGGGTGCATCAATGCCAAGATAGTTTTCACTTAGACAGCGAAAGATTACCGGAACATCACTTTCAAATAATTTCTTATTTGAGTGGATGCGTCTTTCTTTTTCAAACTCTTGTCGTTTACGTGTGCTAAAACGACTGACTGGATCGCCATAGATACTACGTTGTTTACCCCTAGGATCGGGATAGTACAATACGTAGTTAGTAGGGTATTCTTTGTATTGACGCTTGCCGTCTTTATCTCGTTCTACAACGTAGATACGATCCTCATCCCTTGAGTGTATTGCATCAACGTATGACATTAAATATTTCTTTCATGTGTTGATTATAAGTTAAAAGTATTGTAAATTCAATTGAAAAGGGATAAATAAGTGTGAGTCGCGGTACTGGTAATACCCACTCACTCTAACGCTACAAGGAGCAATCAGCATGAGTATTTATAAACTTTACGTCATGACACATAATTCAACCGGATTAAAATATTTAGGATATACTACCAAAGACTTAAATAAATATTTTGGTAGCGGTGTATATTGGATAAGACATTTAAAAGTTCACGGGTTTGACATATCACGTGAAATAATTCACGAATGTACCACAAAAGAAGAATTAAAACAAACAGGTCGTTACTATAGTGATCTATGGGACGTTGTAAATTCAGTTGATAAGTATGGTAAAAAACTTTGGGCCAATGAAAAACCTGAAGAAGGAACTGGCGGTGGAATTTTATTTACTATAAACAACCCGATGAAGGATCCTAATATTGTTGCTAAACGATCTGGGGAATTCCATCATATGAAAGATAGTAACAGGCGGAAAGCGCAATCACTTAGAATGTCTAATAAAGATGCCCCATGGCATAATAAGGATGCAATGAAGAAAAAATCCGGAAATAATCATTACTTAAGAAAAAATCCTGCAACTCATAATCCTGTATTTGATCATAATATTTACATATTTGAAAATATTTCAACCGGAGAAGTAAAGCACTCAACTGCTTACGATTTTTGTAAGATGACTGGAGCTTCTAGGGGGAACGTAAGTCAACTTGTTAATAAAAAACAATCTCCAAAATCTGTTAAAGGTTGGAGATTGTTTAAAACGTTATAATGTTTTTCCAACCGCCTCAAGTATGGAATTCAAATCTTCGTGATCCTTGTTAGTTTGAGTGAGTCCGGCTTTGTGTGCCAATTTAATTGCTTTTTTTAATGTACTAGCTTTGATTTCCAGCTCCTCAGCAACCGCCTTGATAGTGTCATTTAATCCACCATTCAATGTATCAATTTCATGTAGTACATGCATACCTTCATTTACGATTTGGGTAAGCTTAATTTTTGCCTCACCATTAAACGTTCTGTTATAATCCGACATAGTTTCTCCTTAAATAATTAGTTAGTATACATGGCTTGTGCAGGGAAGTCAAGTATTTTTTTTACCTTCTACAATCTTTTTTACCAAAGTATGTAGACCGGGATTTACTTTTAATGCATGTGGCATTAGTTCATTGCGAATATAGTTACGAATATATTTGTTATTTTTATTAGATTTATCCTCACACCATTCAATGTTATGACTTTCGCACCAATAGATAAAATCTTCTTTTCTTGTAGTTAGAAATGGACGTAATACATTATTTCTTGTTAATGGAATCACTTTGGGTGTACCATGAAGACATGACCAGATATATGTTTCTACACAATCATCTAAGTGATGAGCAGTAATGATTGGGCCGTGAGTAGCAAAATATTGATAGCGTTCTTCTCTCCAGAATTCTTCTTGACTCATTGATTTGGGTTTTTCCCGATTTAGCACACCTAAATATAATGGGATAGTTCTATCCTCACAGAATTTAGATACAAATTCTAGTGCTTTGTTACTATGTTCAGTGCCATGATGAAAGTAAGCGCAAGAGACATTATGTTTACGACTTAGAAAGTCAACTATAGCGCAAGAGTCAACACCTCCACTGAATGCGATTGTGATACTTTTGGGTAAGGGTACTGTTAACTTAATCATTTATCTATTGTAACATAGAATGATTTAGTTAGCAATGATTATGGTAAATTGTTGTTTAACCGTAACTTGCGGCTGCAAGATATAATCTAGCAGTACCTACGCCTGCAGTATCTGTTGCTACTACACCGGTATTTGATACTAGGTTGGTTATTGCAGTAAATGATCCACTATTTCCATATCCAAATATAGCTTTATCAGTACTATAGCCTGCGGCCGCAAGACTATGTCTAGCAGTACCAACACCAGTTGTATCACTAGCAACAACACCGGTATTTGATACTAGGTTTGTAATTGATGTTCTATCAGATGAATAACCATAACCAAATATAGCTTTATCAGTTCCATAACCTGCGGCTGCTAAACTTTCTCTAGCAGTGCCAACACCTGTTGTATCACTAGCAACTACACCGGTGTTTGATACCAAATTAGTCATGGACACATTTGTTCCAAGCGTCAGCGAAAATCCATATCCAAATATAGCTTTATCTGTTCCATAACCTGCGGCCGCTAATGTATATCTAGCAGTACCCACTCCTGATGTATCACCAGCCACAACGCCGGTGTTTGATACTAGATTAGTCATTGATACAGCAGTAGTACCTCCTGTAATAATTCCATATCCAAAAATAGCTTTATCTGTACCGTAACCTGCGGCTGCAAGGCTTCGTCTAACAGTACCGACGCCTGCAGTGTCGGTAGCAACAACGCCTGTATTACTTACTAGATTGGTTATTGATACTAATCCACCACTAGTGTTTCCGTATCCAAATATAGCTTTATCAGTACCGTAACCTGCGGCTGCAAGATACCATCTAGCAGTACCGACACCTGCAGTATCAGTAGATACTACACCGGTGGTTGATACCAGATTGGTTACTGATGTACCGGCGCCATCATAGCCGTATCCAAATATAGCCTTTACCCCAGCTGGTGGTGCCTCAAGCGTCCATCCTCCGCCTGTTGCTGTAAATCCACCTGTTATTGTTATACTCATTCTTTTTAAATCTTTATATTATTATTGTATGCCGGAAGCTGATGCCAAAGCATGTCTAGCTAAACTAAGTGGACCACGTACACTTGCAGTTGCAGTATCTGTTGCATATGTGATTCTATCTACCGTTGATACGCTAGGTCCACCGATCCCAACACCACCGCCAAACCATCCGTCAGTTGTATTGCCGGATGCAGCCAAATATCGTCTAGACGAAGATAGTGGACCACGTACACTAGCTGTAGCAGTATCAGTTGCATATGTGATTCTATCTACCGTTGAAATACCGCCGGCGACGCCGGTGCCAGGCATATACCCACCACCAAACCAACCATATGTAGTATTACCGGTTGCGGCAAGGCCATATTTAGCAGAACTTAGTGGACCACGAACACTAGCTGTTGCAGTATCAGTTGCATATGTGATTCGTGCTACAGTTGAAAGGGATACCGATAATAAACCACCACCAAACCATCCGTCAGTTGTATTGCCGGATGCAGCCAAATATCGTTTAGCCGAAGATAGTGGACCACGTACACTAGCTGTAGCAGTATCAGTTGCATATGTGATTCTATCTACTGTTGATACGTTAGCTAACGTATCAATACCACCACCAAACCATCCATCAGTTGTATTGCCGGTTGCGGCTAAATATCGTCTAGCCGAACTTAGTGGACCACGTACACTAGCTGTTGCAGTATCAATTGCATATGTGATTCTATTAACTGTTGATGTTAGGGTTCCGCCTTGGCCGGTACCACCACCAAACCATCCATCAGTGGTATTACCTGTTGCGGCCAACCTGGCTATGGTCTGAAAAAGTGGACCACGCACACTAGCTGTTGCAGTATCAATTGCATATGTAATACGGTCTACTGTTGAAAAGGGTGCCGAGAGGCCGCCACCAAACCATCCTGCCGTTGGAGTTGACGGTGGCGCGGCAGTAAGAGTCCATCCTCCGCCTGATATTGTTACACCGCCACCACTAAATGTTACCGACATTCTTTAATCTCTTGGATAATCCGGAAATGGTACCCAATTAGTTGTAGCTTCATCCCATAAGTATGGATAACCATCACTTGGAATAGCAACTGGAGCAACATATGAAGTTGCCTCTTCGTTCCATGTCCATGATGCTGGATGTTCTGCATTAAATGCATTTTCTCTTGCTTCTGCAATTTCCTCTGCTGTTGGAGCAGGCATGTTTTCTAAGTCTATCATTTTATTTTCCTTTATAATAAATGTATTTATGCTAATTCTAATTTTACGAACCGTAGGCTGCAGCCGCCAATGTACCTCTAGTAGTACCAACACCAGTTGTATCAGTAGCAACTACACCTGTATTTGATACTAGATTGGTCACTGATACGTAACCATCAACACTATTTCCATATCCAAATATAGCTTTATCAGTTCCGTAGACTGCAGCCGCTGGACCGTATCTTGCAGTACCAACTCCGGTAGTATCTGATGCAACTACACCAGTGTTACTTACTAGATTGGTCATTGATAGATAACCACCACCTCCGAGACCATATCCAAATATAGCTTTATCAGTGCCATAACCTGCGGCTGCTAATGAATATCTAGCAGTACCAACACCTGCAGTATCATTAGCAACAACACCAGTATTTGATACTAGATTGGTTATTGCCGTAACAGGACTTGTTCCATATCCAAATATAGCTTTATCAGTGCCATAACTAGCGGCTGCTAGTGCGTTTCTAGCAGTGCCAACGCCTGTAGTATCAGTAGCAACTATCCCGGTGTTTGATACTAGATTGGTCATTGAAAGCTTTGACCCGCCGGCCGTCTGTCCATATCCAAATATAGCTTTATCAGTTCCATAACCTGAGGCCGCAGGTGTATCTCTAGCAGTACCAACACCTGCAGTGTCTGTAGCCACAACACCTGTATTTGATACTAGATTAGTCATTGATTGTGCTGACGGATTAGCATACCCATATCCAAATATAGCCTTATCAGTACCATATCCAGCAGCCGTAAGTCCATTCCTAGCAGTACCAACACCTGTAGTATCTGTTGCAACTACACCGGTGTTTGTTACTAGGTTGGTTATTGCTGTATTAAATGGTGCAATTCCTGTATTTCCATATCCAAATATAGCTTTATTACCAGCCGGTGGTGCAACTATATCTAAACTTCCACTAAATGAAATCCCACCTGTTATTGTTATTGACATATTTTATTACTTTTCTTTTAATGTGTATGATTTTTGTTTAACCGTAACTTGCGGCCGATAATGTAGTTCTAGCAGTACCTACCCCTGTAGTATCTGTAGCAACTACCCCGGTGTTTGATACTAAGTTGGTCATTGATACTGGACCATTACCATAACCAAAAATAGCTTTATCAGTGCCATAACCTGCGGCTGCAAGATAATATCTAGCAGTACCGACACCAGTTGTATCTGATGCAACAACACCCGTATTTGATACTAGGCTGGTTATAGCGGTAGCCCCAAATGGCGATGCTGCCAATCCATAGCCAAATATAGCTTTATCCCCTCCATAACCTGCGGCTGCTAATCCGAATCTAGCAACACCAACTCCTGAAGTATCTGTTGCAACTACGCCTGTGTTTGATACTAGATTAGTTATTGCCGTAGCAGGACTTTCCCCATAACCAAAAATAGCTTTATCTGTGCCATAACCTGCGGCTGCTAAATTACTTCTAGCAGTACCAACTCCTGTTGTATCAGTAGCAACCACACCTGTATTACTTACTAAATTGGTAATTGATACATCACCGCCACTAGTATTTCCATATCCAAAAATAGCTTTATCAGTTCCATAACCTGCGGCCGCCAAAAGTCGTCTAGCAGTACCAACACCTGAAGTATCTGTTGCAACTACTCCGGTATTACTTACTAAATTAGTTATTGATATCCTAACACTAGTAACTCCATAACCAAATATAGCTTTATCTGTGCCGTACCCTGAGGCCGCACGTTGCTCACTAGCAGTACCGACGCCTGCTGTATCTGTTGCAACTACTCCGGTATTACTTACTAAGTTAGTTATTGCTACACTAGCAACACCAGTATTTCCAAATCCAAATATAGCTTTTTTACCTTCCGGTGGTGCAACTATAGTCCAACCACCACCATTTAATGTTATTCCACCTGTAATTGTTATTGACATTTGTTACTCTTTATTGAAATATTTCTGGATGGGCCTTGCCAAATATTTTAATATACTTGCCAGCCATTACGTCTGCTTCTGCTTCTATTGGACTACCTGGATAACTATCACCGGGCTTAATCATATTTAATTCACCCTGACGTACATGTGTTAATTCATGAAACACCGTACGTAGTATATCTACTAAATTTCTATTGGCACAATAAACCCATACTTCACCCGTATCTGGATTATGTCTACCAGTATGATGACCTTCTTGTGCTTCTTCGCTATCATAACTAAACTCTATCTTTGGAGTATTTTCTAAATTCAACTTCTTACTTGTCCAAGCAAGAAACTTCTTTACAATAGGATTACTATTCAAATCTTCTTGTTCATTCTCATCTAGTTTGTCTTTAATCCAACTGTCTGGAGTCTTATGATATTTTCTAACAAACAAATCATGCAATGCATCACCGGTTATACGATGTTTCTTTGCTATCTTTTTCATTAACTTATCAATGGTATTATAGTCGTGCTTCTCTAAGCTAGGAAGTTTCTTAGCTAGGTCAGTTGCGGCTGATTCGTATAGTTCTATTGCTCTCATATTAGTATTTATGCTCACTTATAAGGTCCAGTAGCGAATTGGATAACTTAAGGCAGAAGCCGCCTACACCACGGTAACTAGTACCGGTCCTAAGGTGTGTTAGTTACACCAAGAAGTTTTAGCTTCTCCGTAGTATTCTCTTGCAAATCCATTCTGTATTAACATCATTCTTAAACTTTGTCCATCAAGTATTATATCACCCAATACACGTCCACCATACTTATCCCAATCGGCAATAGCTACTTGACGTTTCTGTGCTTTAGCTATAGCATTCTTTGTAAATGCAGAAGCAGCCTGACCACGTTGATCTTCACTTGGACATTGCGCTCTATGACCTTTTTCAGGTGTATCAACACCAAACACACGAATACTTAATTCTTGTTTTAACGGTGGGGGTAAAAATGTTGCTTGAAATGCTACAGTATCTCCATCAATAACTCTAGTGATTGGGAAGTCATATATATTCATTGGCTTTTGTTTTTGAGCAAATACTACCATAGTTGTTAATGTTAGTGTTATTGCTATTAATATTTTTTTCATGTTTATCCTACTACTGTACGATTACGTACTTTACTTATTTCAACACTGATTGGAGTATTAGTTGTTTTTGCTCTAAATATCTTATCTGTCTCACGTACCCCTGGCTTAAGTTCAGATGCTACAATTAAGAATCTTGCTCTATTCTTTTTCATGCCAATAAACTCTCCCACTAATACTTCATAGTTAGGATAGTTTGGTGTCAAATCTATTTTAGGATTTTCTTGTTCTTCTAAATAAAATACATCCTCATCCGGTGATAATTGTAACGTAGGATGTGCTGTTAATACAATATATGCATTTTCACCTTGATTATCTTTTTGTTTGGCTACTGCTACTCCTAAATCAGGAGTTTTAACTGCAAAAGTAATATATGGCATTTTCATTAGTTCATGTCCACGTGTAGTTTCTAACTTATGTAAAACTCGAAGGACTTTTTCTATAGGAATGTTACGATTGGAACCATCACTTCTATCATTAATAAAGTGTTTGCTCACAACCAAATACCCGTCTGCAAAAGGTATTTCCTTATTAATAAATTCTGTTGCCCTCATTACTCACGTTCTCTTTTTAATGTAGAACGAATGAACCATGCTTTCTTACCGTATAAGTCTTGTAATTCAGCCATGTAGTTAGCAATACCCTGCTGACGTTCATTTGTAGCTTCGTCAAACATAGCAACAACAAGTTCTGACATTGTTTCACAATTTTGTAGTAACTCAACAAACATAAGTTCTGCTCTTGGCACTTTAGTTTGGTCTTGTATGATACTTAATTCAGTATAACGTGACAAACTGCCAGGAGTATAGTGACCTAAGATTCTGATATATTCAGCAATAGGATCAATAGTGGCATTTACATCTTTGTACAATGTATTAAAGAATTTGTGATATTGTGGGAAATTACTTCCTTCTGTATTCCAATGGAAGTTTTGTGTTTTGATAGCAAAACTTTGTGTACTAGCTAATAGTACTTTTAAATTATCTGATAACATTATTAACCTTTACTTTTCTTTGTATCAACATTGATAGCTTTACCACTACGCTCTGGATTAGGATCTTCTCTACGCTTACGTTGAGCGGCACTAGCACGACCCTTTTTACCTAGACTATGTGCTTTACTTTGTGGCAAACATTTTGGTTTGCCTTCTCCTGGTTCTTTTGCACATGGACCTTTAATGTTTCCTTTAGTATCCATACGAACCCATTTTTCTTTATTGAACCAATCGTGCAAACTTTCATCTGCTTGTTCAATACCCTCTAGTATAGAGCTTTCATTTTTCTTTCCGCCTGTGCCCCAGTTGCTTGCGCCTTTTTTACGACATTTAACTAATGCACCACTGGCATAAGCACTTGGCCATACTTTATAACGGCTCTTAACTTTGTAGTAGCAAGCATCTTTCTTTTCGTTCATTAATTCTTCACTAACCATTTCGCCACCACAGTGTGGGCAACTATGTTGTTCTTCATTAGTTTTATTTTTTGCACAACTACCTGGAAAGCCAGCTTTTGTACCAGCAACTCTATGATAACCAGACCAGCATTTCAATTCATCTAATTGATCTTTTGAATTGTCACCGTGAGTTTCACACATACCACAATCAGGACAAGTCATCTCCATAACATTGTCAATACTTTCATTGTGTTTTTTTTTACCAGCACAATGCGCCTTTTGACTAAAACCTTTAGGATGACTACAGTTGATACTACTTTTATACTTTTGACTCCAGCCCTCATCCATCTCTTGTTCATTAACATAAATTGCGGCAGTTGTTTTATTTAAACTTTGAGGATCTCTTACTCCGGCTGCTACTTTAACTGCTCTAACTTTTTGTCTATATTCTTCAGCATATTCAGCTAATCTGTATCCTAACATTTTACCAATTTGTTCAGGTGTTGCTGGCTTATCTGCAGGTGTGCCAACACCAAAAGTCGTATCCAGTATACTAGGCCATGCACCCCATACCATACTTGCTAACTCTTTATATGCTGTACTTTTTAATTCTTTAAGTTGAGCTTCGGCCTCATCTTCAGAGATACGAGGAGCACGTGCGGGAAGTGTTCCCTTAAATGCCTGAGCATTACCTGCACCACCTAATCCTGCGGCAGCTAATGCGCCAGCACCGGCTGCCTTACCTACGTTTCCTAAAAATCCTCTACGGCTCATATCAGCTTCATCCACACTTTTCTTTGATTTAGGAGGATATATCCACTTTTCGTGATTTTTTAAAATCTTAACTGGAGGAAAGGGATCTGGATTTGACGTAGGTCTTGCACTATCCGGAATCTTACCTGTAGTACGACCAAACGCATCAGCTGGCAATGCTTTTGAAACACCTTTTAGATTTTTAGGTCTGCCTCGTTCACCGTCATTAGCGCCAAGATGTACTTCTTTCTTAAATTCATTTGAGCCTGGATCTACAAATAGATTGCCTTTGCCATAATCTCTACCTTGTCTAGGATTATCATATTCATCACGCTCATCATGTACTTCTTTCAAACCTGACTTTTTACGTATATACAATCTATCCTGTAACATTGAAATAGCATTGTCTAACTTTTTATTTAATGATTGATAGTTATCTTTTGCACCATACTTAACGTGCATACTAGTATCGGTATCATTCTGCATTGCAGGAGTCATTAAACCTTTACGGTCTAATCTATCAACTAACTTATCTAATAGTTCTTGTTTCTGAATAGCATTATTCAATTGTGCTAATCTAGATTTTAATATAGAATGTTTCTCACCGGGCTGTGCAACTGGGGTTGCTTCTGGTGGAAGTATTGGTTGACTTCTCATCTTATTAGCAACATTATTTCTAAAATCTTGTTCCCATTGAGCTAAATCATCCATACTTTTTTGTTCAATTTGTTGCTTAAGTTGCATTAATGCTTCTAATGATTTAGATTTTAATTGATCACCTAAGTTTTCAAATGTATCATAACGTTTGTCATCTAGTTCATCATGGTAACTTCTTTGTGGTGGTTTTTTTAACTCTATTGGTTTCTTAGATGAACCTCTATAACCACGTTCCCATGCCGCTGCGCCTGCTGCCGCACTTTTACCGTTTTTAACAAAATGATTAATAACTTCTTGTTTACTGTTAAATCTATTTCCTGAAACAGCTTCATTTGTTGCCATTTCACCATCAGGACTATGACCAAAATATGCGGCTACCTTTTGTAAGTCGGCAGAATTTCTAGCGTTAAGATAATCACTTACCAAATCGTGTATTTGATTTCTTTGTTCTTGTGGAGCAGGTAATTCTATTTCACCTTCAGTAGCATCAGCAATGTACACAGCACCAGGACTGTCCAAGAACCATATTTCATCGTCCTCGTCCCATTCCAGGCCCCATTTGTCCACAGTTGCAGTCAACACATAGTTGTTGGTAGTTCCTACTACAAACTTGTTGTTGCCCAAGTAACGTGAACTGGTGGGCTGACCATAATCTTTATTGCCACCAAATGCTCCGGCAGTAGGGGGTTTAATAGGGGAAAATTCATTTATACCTTGTTTAATGCCAGATTGTTTAACTGGAACCGTTTTATAAACACGCTTGACAGGATCCCAAACAGTTTTACGAGGACCTTCTTTAGCTATTTGACCTATACGTTTTACTTTTGCATCCCATTCAGGACCGTATTCTTCTTCTTTTTTAGATCCTTCTACTACATCTTCGGGAACTAATCCATATTTTTTAACACGTGCATCTAAGTCAGCACGTTCTTTAGATAATTCATGTACAAGTTCGTCATTACCCAGCTTAATTGCTTGTTTAAGCTTTTCCTGAAGAGCATCAGCTACATCATAATAATCATTCATTCTCATTCTAGTTTGAGTGGTATTATCTTCATTAGTACCAGTTGCTAATCTATCATGGTCACTGTCACGTTTTTGTTTTTGGCTTAGTTGATACATCTTTTTAGAGTATTCAATATCAGCATCAGATGTATCATCTTCTTGTGAACGATAACTAGAACGTGATTTGCCACTACGTGCTACCGCATCCTGATAATCCCAATCACTGTCATAGTTATGTGGATCAACTTCGTTTATTATACCTTTAAGAATATTGCTCATATTACGCTTTCTTATTCTT